CTGATACATTGCACTTGTTGCTTCCGTTGCATCTGCTCCCGATACCTTAAATGCCTTCTGCATAAGGTTGGTAAACTGGACAATTTCATCAGTATTATTAAAAGCATCCTTGGCAAGTAATCCAAGTTTTGCCACCTGATTCATACTATCTGTATACGCAACCCTTGCATCATTTGCTGACTGGTAAATCTGTTCTTTTAATTGTTCGGGTGCATCAGTTACTAGATTTAATCTGGCCGTTATCTGTGCATTTTGATCAGATGCTTCCAATAATTGTTTTGCACCTATAACACCTGCTATTGCCGCACCTACCTGCATCATTTTATTCTTTATCGTATCAGCAATACCTGGTGTCTTACTCAGGTTATCGTTCACCCCTTTGCTGTCACCTTTCATTTTCTGGAGTTCGTTATCAGCCAATGCTAATTGTTGCCTTGCTGTTGTCAAATTAGCAGTATTAATATTCATAGATTTTCCATCAAGACTGGATAAACTATTTACTGTTGCACTTATTGCATTATTTATTGCTGTAAATGTCTGTGTCATTCTGTCATTTAAGATTATGCTGTTTTGTATTGTAGCCATATTTCCCACCTCCTAACGTCTTCTTCGACCAGCTTTTCTCTTAGATTCCTTTTCTGCTTCTTTTTCTCTTTTAATTTTTAAATCAATACAGGCCATAATGAACCCTTTTTCATAAATATCCATTTCTGCAAATTCACTTGGCCGTATTTTAAGTTTATGAAGGCAATAGTAAGCGTAGTTATACTCTGCCACATTTGCCTCAATTAGTTTTTTGCTTCTTCTTTAATGTCCTCTATATTGATATCCCAACCGTTTATTTTTTGGACTTCTTGAAGCAATGACGAGTATTCTCCTGGAAGCAGCATTGCATTTATTAATTCTTTTGAATCCATTACTCCCCAAGAATCTTGTAATTCTTTATCGTTTAAATCAGGGTAAACTAATGATTTCAAAACTAAATCCATATAGTATCCTTGGGTATCTGTTTCTGGGACAAATACCCCTTTAGCTTTTTTAACTTGTCTTGTGTTTTGTTTTCTTAAAATATCATCCATTTCATTTGAAATAGGCTTTATCTCAAATTTTACAAAATTTCCTTGATCATCCTTGAATCTTTTTGAAATTTCCACTTCCTGATTTTCCACAGGTATTGTATTCTGTTTTAAAAAAAATTTTAAATCTTTCATTATTAAATATCCTCCTAAATTATTTTAAAAGGGAGTTTTTGGCTCCCTATTTATTCATTCCATCAAGCGGCTTAAATTTATCCACAAGTTTCCAATCTTCAAATGTGAAATCAAACTCATCTTCCAAATAGTCGGCATCCGCATCGAACTGTGCAATAATTCCTCCATCTAAATTACAGTCAATCAACATTATTGTCTGTTTATCCACGCTTGCTGTCGGATCTTCATTTACAATTTGCATATCAAAATACAAGTCTTTACCAGTTCTTGTATACTCCTGCAATACTTCTCTAAATATAGACGTATTAAAATGGAAAGTAGCACTTCCAGTTCCTTTCCATCCTGCTGCTTTATTCCCTTTCCCAGTTTTACCTAAGATTGGAACTTCAACCTTATTTTTTTCCATTTCTGCTTTTACATTTATAGCCTGCATAAAATTAAATCTTTTGCCCTCAATCGTAACAAAACACTTAGCAAGACTTCCAGATATAGCGTCCTTACCTTTCATAATTGCTGTATCAGCCATTTATTCCCACACTCCTTTAGCTTTTATTGTACGATTACATTCATATAAAGTTTTTCTATAGCTACAACAGGTTTTATATTAGTTGTAACTAGTACACTTTCCTTGGTTTCACCCTCAACTACTGTAATATCTGTTTCTTCATTGAAGTCTTTTATTGCTCTCAAATCTTCCAATGTTTCGTGATGTTTAGAAATATCACGTTTCAGGTCATTTCTGTCGTATTCTGTATTGTTTGACGAACCAAGATATGTCTTATTAAAAATTGTTGCTACGTCAATTGCAACCTGATCCAAAGTTCTCATCACTTGGGCGAACGAAAAATCCCTGTTCTTTCTTTTTATGAAAGAAACAAAAGAATTGATGTCCTTCAGAACTCTTATTTCATCCCCAGTTTTGTGGAAAATAAAATATCCAGCTTTTACAGCTAACTCCAACTCTGTCTGTGTTTCCTCTACCTCAAGTTTGAAATCCCCATTGTATTTATAGTTTGTCAAACTTCTATTAACAGCACAGTATGCTTCAGCTCCACCGACCCAATATACTGCTGAATTTTCAGGAAAATCAGAATCCAATGTTTTAGTTTTAACATTAATCACACCTTCATAATCCGGGTCATCAGCACGATAAACCACACATACAAACTTAGCACCAACTTTATCCCTCATTCTTTTTGTATACTGCACATACAAGTCCTTTATAGTCTTCTCGTTTGAAGTGCAGACTAGAACATTGATAAAATATTTGTCAATCTTATCTAAAAATTTCTGATGTGATGCTCCAGTCACAGTTCCATTCGTTCCACCTGTCATAGGCGTTCCTGCTGTTGCTGTAAGAGTTGCATCTGATTTAAAAATTACAAAGTCATTGTTCTTTAAATCCTTTGCAGTCGCAACTGTCTGAACATCCACCTTTTCAGATTCAACAAAAGTCGTAACATCAAACAGAGAAGCATTGTCAACGTTTGCCTGAATTGATATTTTAATATCATTCCCTCTTTCTCCTGTATATTTTGCAGTTCCAAAAGCATTCGAGGCTTTAACACCACCTGTATTCAGTTTAAAGATATAACCAGTTTGAGCGTGCTTATAGAAATCTCTCAGCCCTTTTAATTTGTCGCTGTCATAGGAATGCCCAAAGTATTTTTTAGAATTTTCAATAAAATCTTCATTTTCCACCTTAAAAATTTCCTCATCAGCACCCCAGTCAAGCTCAACTCCGATTGCTGCATACCCTCTATCCGAGAATACGAGTTCCGCTCTTTCCTTGCTTACAAAATTAATATATGTACCTGGCAAAACTTTATTCTGTACTAGCCAGGTACCTCCACCATAAGCCATTATTTAACCTCCTTGTCTAAAAAATTCTCTAATTTCTTATCGACATCTGACAATGTGTATTCCTTGTCATCCTCTAATAAGACATTTAATAAATCAGCTCTGTTTTTATATTTGTCAGATCCTATAATCTGACTTTTTACAAATTTAGTTTCATTTGATTTATTTTCAGTACTTTCTTTTTTTGCTTGCATTTTGTTTTCAACAGTATTATTATCTACCATTTCAATCCTCCTTCAATCCAGCATTTATTCCAAGTTTTCCCATTTTTGTTTTTTCTCCATCCAGTTTGTAAATAAACATTTCATACGTGACAAAAAAATGCAATACTTTGTCCTCTTCCCTTGAGTTCCTGTCAGTTCCTCGAACAAGTGTTCCATCATCAAGTTTTATATATTCAAGCACAGTATAAAGTTTATCCAGCATTTCAAATATATCTTGAGCCTTCTTTCTCTCAGGAAAATATACAATATCAAAAAGATAGCTTCTTAAATACCTGTTTCCAACAATCTGTTTTTCACTAGGATTCAACAAGTCAATAAAAAAGCAAGGCTCTTTAAAACCCTGCTCTAGTTCTTCTCTATGAACATCTATCCCTTCAAAATTTTCAGACAGTTTCAACCCTATTGCATTTACAATTTCATTTAACATCTATCCTCCTAACTTTTTAAGCCATTCAGTAATCTTCTTTTCAATAACAGCTGGAGCTTGCTTTTGCAGTTCACTTTCAGAAATTGTTAGCATAAACTTACCTTTTACCCAAGACTTTTTTAATCTCTTCCCAATAGCAGGAACAAATCTTCCTGGTGTCTGCCTGTGCCCAAATTCAACATAGCTTGCATATTCTGTAGAGTTTGAAACTTCTATCTCATAATTCTCTCCATTTTTTTTCACATCTGATACAGTCCAGTTTCTTCTTAGATTACCGGTGTCTGAAGGCGTCCTTTTAATTACTTTACGTAACAATCTCGCAGCCAATTCTTTTACAGTATCAATCATCAACTGCTCTTTTTCCTTTTCCATCTCCTCAATTATTTTTTGAAACTCTTTCAGGCCATCAAACTGTACTTTTATTTTTGAACTTGCCATTATGCTTTCTCCTGCTCTAATTCAAGTATAATCTCCTGATGATTAGTGTAAATTGCAGAAATTCCACTGTGTTTATATGTTCTTGTCACATTGTTTTGAGTTACTTCAATCATACTCCCTGGAGGAACATAAACTTCAGGGGAAATGAAAAGAGTGACAACTTGAGACACATTCGCTCCTAATTCCGTTTGATCTACTTGGCTAACATTTTCAAAACTTAAATGACAAGGTTCATCTTTATATATTTCTACTTTTTCAAAAGTCACTATACCATACTTATTTTTAGATTTCTCATTTTTATAAATCGTACACAGCCCATTCCACATAGACTTTATTGCATCTTTTGCACTTTTTAAAGTATTACTTACCATACCAACCTCCTAAATCTTAGTATTTCTTCTTCTCCATAATTTAAAAGGTTCATTAAATATACTTCAAATTTATCTCCTGTGCTTTTAGTATCATCGAAAACTACTTTAGTTTTTCCTTCACTTATCTCTTTCGCTATACGGTTGAAATTTAAACTCGGAATATCAAGCTGATTCATTTTCAATTTAAAATTTAAAAACTCCGCCACACTTCTGTTTATCCATACATACTTCAGCCCTTCAGGAACTTTCTTTTGATTAGTTTTATTACCAATTTGATATTTCACAGTCTGAATGGAGTTATCCAATAGAAATAAGTCGCCATCTACAACTTCATAACCTAGCGACTTTAAATATTTTTTAACATCTTCCTTGATGTCTGTGATATAATCCATAACTACCACCTATTTTTTAGTTTTCTTAGTTTTTTCTTCAGAATCAATACTTTCTTCGTCCACTTTGTATCCATGATCCTTAAACCACTCGATCAAATACAGGTTATCTGTTTCTCCGACTCCATTTACAAAAGTTACTCCAGCACTACTTCCTGAATATTCTTCATTGGGTGCGTATATTTTAACAGCCATACAAAATCCTCCTATTTAACCTTGATTTTTCTGAAAATTCCTGCGGCTTTCGTAGCTTTTAACGCAACTGCTGCAACCATTTCCACTTCACCTGTTTTTACTGCGCCTGCCGTTTTATAATCTGGTAACCAAGATTTGATTAAAGCGTTTCCTGTAGGTGCAACTCCGTGGAATCCATCCATACCAAATCTTACAGCGTATAAAGAAGTTTCCCCTTGTCCATTTATTATTGAAACCGGGTCATTAGTTCCTGCTTTAGTACCCAAATCAACAAATGGGATTGCTCCGTATTTTTCAACCTGTTGTCCAAATTCATTCATTGTAACAGTATATTGAGCCGAACGTCTCGCACAGGCTCTTAATCTAGCAATCAGTTTTGTATTTCCAGCTAGCATTGACGGTGTTCCATCTAACCCCATTAAAAATTCATCCAGTAAATCTAAAAACAATTTATAATTTGTGTCCACTGCTGTTGAATCTGACAAATCAATTGCCGCTGTCGGGATAAATTCAGTTGTACTTCCCGTAACCGCTTTTTCTAATCCATCAAACGCTTTTGCATTTACTCCTGAATCCCCATTAATAACTGTGTCGTTAAATAATGCTGACGCGGCTTTGATTTTCTGAGTCATTTGCAGTTGAACCTCTGAAACAATTCCGCCCATGTCTGCGATAACCCTATCTATTTGAAATGATCCTCCAAATATCTTTAAATCAACATTGTGTCTTTCTTTAGAAACTTCCGCAGGTGTGTATTCCTGATTGACTTCCCTGAAAGCTGCAGTTGGTTGAGTTTTCAACCTTGTATAACCATAAGTCATTGTAGTTCCTCCACCAGTAGGTGATACCACGTTGTCAAATGGTATGTTACTCATAATAAAATTACTTTTTGCAAATTCATCGATTACTCCAATCTGCAAATCATCCTGTACGTTCTTTTTAGCTTCTGCTAATGTTATTGGCATATAAGCCACCTCCTATTATTCATTTTTATTTGCCATCAGTCTTGCCATTATGGCGTCTCCTAATGATTTTGTTTGGTTTGCACCTTCTGTACCTGTATTCCCTTCTCCAGGTTTAACTCCTGAAAAGTTAGGTTCCTTCGGTTTTGGTTCTTCCGTTTTAAATAGCATCTTGCTGTCTTCAGCAGTTTTCAAAGCCTCTATCTGTTCATTAATGCCAATCAGAACTTCGCCATCCAGTTTGATTTTACCCATATCAAGCAAAGCCTTAACCGCTTTAGCATTAATCACATTTGAACTTAGCAAAGTAGTGTCAATTGCACTTTCCAATTTAAATTTAGCAAGTTCAGCTTCAAAATTATCTTTTGCAGCCTTATTGTCCCTTTGCAAATTTTCAATAGTCTGTTTCATTGTTTCCACATCTCCAGAACTATTTTTTAAATTCTCAAGCTGCATATCCCTGTCCTTCAAATCCTTTTCCAGCTGTTTTTTGGTATTATTTACCTCATCAAATCTTGATTTTGGAATAAATCCTTTCAACTGTTCTGCATTTGCTGACAGCACCTTTTCTGCCTGCTCTTCTGACAGACCTAATTTCAACAGATTTTCTTTATTCATAATCTATTCACTCCTATTCATTTTTTACGTTGTATGCCAACGAGATTATTTTTTCTGATTTGTTCTTTTACGCCTGCAAATTCTAAAAAGGCGATTTTTTTATAAAATTTTTACTGCTAGTCCATAATTAACAGCACATTCATATTCAATTTTACACCCTCTAGCGTATTCATAGCCTTGTGCAAAAACTACTATATCTGCATCACACATTAATTCCAGAGACTTCGCTAAGTATCGCAAGGAACTATTTCTTTTACCTGTTATCATCGGAAAAACTGAGTCTATAATCTCTATTTCCCCATATTCTTCTTTCAATCGGCTAACTATCTCTTCTCTTTCCTGCTCTATGTTAGCGTGGCTCTTATTTCTCATCGGTTGACTTATAAATATTTTCATTTTCCCTTTACCTCCTCAAACGCTAGTATTAAAGCCGTATTTATATACCATTCTCTGTTTCCGCTTATTAACTTTACATTTTTACCTTTATCAGCTTCCTTAATAAATTTCTTCAATGTTTTTTCATATTTAACACCCATGTAGTTTCCGTCGCTATGATAGATATTAAG